CCCGCCGACATGCCGGGCCCCAAAGACCAGACCTGCAAAACCTTCAAGGTCTGGGCGAACTACGCCATGGCTTACCGCAAACGCTACGGCGCCTGGCCGGTGTGGAACGCCAAGGTCGGCGGCCAGCTCGGTCAGTTGGTCGACCGGCTCGGTGCCGATGTCGCTCACCACGTCGCCGCTCACTTCCTGAAAACCAGCGACGCCGCCGTCCTGCGCAAGTGCCACAGCCTCAACGAACTGCTGGCCAACGCCGAGAGTTACCACACCCAGTGGGTCACCGGACAGCGCGTCAACGGCACAACCGCCCGCCAGATGGAACGGACTGAGGCAAACCTCTCCGCAGCCGAACAGGCCGCCCAGATGGTTTTGGCCAAACGCCAAGCAGGTGACCGCAATGAATACCTTTGAAATGAATGACCAGCAGGTTGCCGGGCTGGCCGCCGCCATCTGCGCCACAGCCGAGGCCATGGGCCAGGAAATGAACCCGGGCACTGCCGCGATGATGGCCGAAGACCTCTGTGCCTATCCGGTGCACGTCGTGAAGGCGGCGCTGAAGGCGTGTCGCTTCGAAGTGAAGGGAAAGCTGGCGATGGCCGACATCCTGCAACGGGTCCAATCCTCCGATGGCCGGCCGGGCAAGGACGAGGCCTGGGCTATCGCCATGACGACCAACGATGAATTCGAAACGGTGGTGCTGACCGACGAGATCCAGCTGGCACTTGCTGCTGCGAAACCCATTCTGGATGGCGGCGACAAAATCGGTGCGCGCATGGCGTTCATCGACGCTTACCAAAGGTTCGTGGGCCAGGCTCGCGAGGATGCGAAACCGGTCAACTGGCACGTGTCCGTGGGCTTTGACGCCAACCGACGGATCCAGGCTGTGACCAAAGCGATGGAGCTGAAACGCATCCCGCGAGAACACGCACAGAAGTACCTGGCGGACCTGAGTGTCGAGCCGATCAACGAGGATGGTCGGGCTATCGCGGGCTTGCTAACCGGCACCGTTACGCGGCCAGCGCCGGCGCTTCGCCATAAGCTCGAACTGGTGAGGAACTCCATGCTGGAGATGCGTAAGGCCAGTGCCGAGAGGAAAACCGAAATGCGGATTGATGCAGCGAATGAGTTGGCTGATCGCCGAGCGCTGCTAATCAAGCAGGCCCGAGAGCTGGAAGCGAAGAGGGCGGCACAATGACCGACAAGATCAGCGTCAACTGCCAGGCCAAGCTCACCGAGGCCATCACATGCCTGACCACCATGTACCGGGACAAGAAGTTTGTGGTGGTCTCCCTGCGCCCGGGCAAGGACCGGACACTAGACCAGAACCGGCTGTGGTTCGGGATGTACAAGCGCATCGCCGAGATGACACCGATCGGCGATGCGGCCGACGCCCGCCGTTACTGCAAGCTGCACTTCGGCGTCCAGATCCTGCTCAACGAGGACGCCGGCTTTCAGGCCGAGTGGTATCGGGTCATGCGCCATCTGCCCTACGAAACGAAGCTGGCCATGATGGGCGAGTGCCATCTGTTCGGCCCCGACGGTTTCCCAGTGACCAGCCTGTTCAATCGCGCCCAGGGCATCAATTACACTGACCGCATCGCCGCCTATTTCACCGGCCAAGGTGTGGTTTTCACTGATCTACTCAGCAAGGAGGCTGCATGATCGCCAAGCAACCCAAACCGAAAAAGTGCAAGAACCCCGGATGCGGCATTAGCTTCCAGCCGCAGCGGATGGGGCAGGCCGTATGCAGCCCGAAGTGCGGCCTCGCCATCAAGGATGTGAACCAGGCGAAGGCACGCAGGTCGCTGGCCCTGGTCGAGCGCCGCGAGATCAAGGTCCGTAAGGAAAAGCTCAAGAGCAGGGCGGACCACCTTCACGAAGCCCAGGCCGCGGTGAACGAGTACGTGCGCCTGCGTGACGCGCACCTGCCGTGCATCAGCTGCGACTCAACGCCCAACGACAATGACCTGATGACCGGCAGCCGCTGGGATGCGGGCCACTACCGATCGGTGGGCGCCTGCCCGGAACTGCGCTTCGAACCGCTGAACATCCACCGGCAGTGCGTGAAATGCAACCGCAACCTGTCCGGCAATGCGGTGGAGTATCGCATTCGCCTTGTGCAGCGCATCGGCGTCGAAAAGCTGGCCTGGCTGGAGGGCCTGCACGCGCCCAGCAAGTACACCGTGGATGAGATCAAGGCCATTAAGGCCAAATACCGGGCAATGACCAGAGAACTGAAGAAGGGGCAGGCAGCATGAACTACCACAACGTGATTTCAGCAGTAGTCCGGGCTCTGGCCGCCGAGACCATCAACAGTTCCGGCGGATGCAGCGTTGAGCCTCGGGTGCAGGCCAGCAAGCTCAAGGGCGAGATATCCGGGAAGGATGCTGCGCTGCTGGCTGACTGCATCGTGCACAAGCTTCTGCATGCCCAGCTTTCTCCGAGGCACTGGAACGCCCTGGTGGCCAAGTACAGCACCCACCGTGGGCGAAAGATCGATTCCATCGGCAGGCTGGTCGCCGTGGTAAAGACCCCAGCACCGCAGCGCTTCACGCAGCAGGCTGTCTTGGTTTGGGCGGTACCGCAGCAGGTGAGGGGCATTCGACGAGCGGCACCCCAGATCAGGGCGCCGAAGCACCGCGAGAACAAGGAAGAGGGCCAGTGGGATTGGCGCAACGCGGCTGCAGACGCTGACATTGCCCGCGCCAACAAGCATGCCCGCGCCGTAGCAGAGGAAAAGCCCGGGGAGATGATTGTCCTGGCCGAGTCGAACTACGACATGACGAATTGGGATGCACAGGGGCTGACAGAGCGCACTTACCAGCGCTGGAACAAGGCGATCAAGGTGGGCTTGGAGTCGCTTGTCAACGAGGCTCTGGTCGAGGCGCAGCACATGCTTGAATCAGTCGGTGTGCTCGGAAATGAGGCTGCATGAAATAGTCCCTCGAAAGGGCTTGCAATGTCATGTCGTCATGTCGCATTATTCACCCATCCTGTCGCTCCTGCGTGTGTAGGACTTACAAAAAAGAACCTGGCCATCGCGCCGGGTTTTTTTTTGCCTGAGTTTCACTTGTGGCCAGGACAGCCCTCGGGAAGTCCCGGACATTGATAAGCCGGTAATGCAGCCCTACGGAACAACATTGACGTCCCGAACGTCATCTATCAGTTTTAGGCGCTCTATAGCGCGTCTGCATCCATAGTTAGCTGCTTTTTGAAGATAGCGGATCTTTTCCTGCTTAAGGTTCTGACCTGAAATTTGAGTTGATAGACTCATGTAAAGCTCGGCTCGAATAGCTTTTTCATTGAGAGATGCAATTGCATTTTTTCTCCTGGAATCACTATCCCTATCGCAGCTAGGCATAAGCATTGGCTGCGGATAGTACTTGCTTTGCGAAGTTGTATTTTCAGGTAAGGCGTCAATCAAAGATCGAAACTCGGCTGTTTTTACATCGTCGAAGCAGTAGCTGATCATCTGCATACCTGCTGGGGCGAACCCTTGTGTCAGGCTAGATTTCAATAAAGAGCAGACCTGACCTACAGCTTGCTCTCTGGGTTCAATGCCTATAGCGAGCCGAGCGAGCCGGTATTGTGCGGCTGGATTTCCATCAGCGGCTGAGCGCTTGAGTAGGGGGACGGCCTCCGCCACTAGAGTGCGTAGTTTATTTATGAGTTCTTCTTTTTTCTTTTCGGGAAACTTTTCCTCATTGGGTAATTGATCCCGAATATTGAAAATTTCGTTATCAATTTCGTCAATTTTATCAAGGTAAGGGAGTGCCTTGAAATACAGCGTTTCGGCCTCGGGTGAGGCATCTGGCGACTCCGCGTTTGCGATTGTCGCGACGCAAACCAATAAGGTTAATGATAGAAGTTTGATGTTTCTTTTCGTCATAGCGTCATCCTTGTAATTACCTGCCTGGATCGAGCCAATGCCACAACGCAGTATGCCGGTTGGCGGGCTAACGTTTTCATATTCAGGGCCTCGAAATCAATCAACGTTTTTCTGTTTTCGGCCCCGCCACACCCTTCGCACTGAGCAGGGAGTGCCGCCGGGGCTGACCTATTTCCATCATGCCCCACGGAGTCGAGCGCATGGAGTATCTACAGCGCCTGCTCGACAAGATCGACAGGTTCGAATTGCTGATTGCGGGCCTGATTGGGGCTGTCGTTGCGAGCTGGTGGCACAAGGACGATTTGTCCGACTGGCGCGCTTGGATGGTGTTCTTGATCACCGGGGTTGCCTGCTCGCTGTACCTGACGAGCATGGTAAGCGCGTACCTGAATGTCACTGAGCCCAAGATCGTCGCCGGCATTGGTTTCTTGCTGGGCACGTTCGGCGGTTCCCTCCTGGCAGCAATAAACCGAGCCATCAAAGCCGCTGACCTCTGGGCGCTTATCCGCCAGCGGTTCGGGGGGGGCAACCCATGAATCTTGAACTGATCAACTCCATCGCCTGCAGCCTTATCGCGCTGTGGGCGGCCTGGTGCGTACTGAGCGGGAAGGTGAGGGACGGCATTCTCGGGAAGCTGATCTACTCGACGATCGCCATCACCGGTTTCGTTGTGATGGTACGCAGCCAGAACATCTTCTTCGGCCCGACCACTGCCGGCCTGACGTTGCATGTCGCCCTGGCCCTGGCCGGTGCACGGCATATCTTCATGGTCACGTACTGGCAGCGGGTGAAGGTCTGGCTGTGCCGGACGCTGAACTGCGAGCACTGCCTGAACTGTAACAAGGCACCTGGCGGTGTCGAGCGCAGAGCCAAGTAATGCGAGGGCCTACCATCCCCCTGGAAACCACTGACGGGCGAGGCTTACCGTCACACGCAAAGCATGCTGACTTTGATCACACTCCAACTGCTGATCTTCGGGCGTTGCGGGTTTGCGCCACCTGAGATTTGCCGTTAAACCTTTGGCGTAAGATTGCTCAAATTCGGTATTCGCTTCTTTGGTAAGGCGCATGGCTTTCGCATAGTCCGCCTCAAGGTCATCAGGCAGCGATTCACAAGCCAGTTTGGCTTGCTGATACCTAACGGCATACATGTAGCCGTCAGTTGGGGCTTCGTCGTAGCTGTAACGAGAGGGCTCCACAGCCATTGCTGGGCCAGCGATAAGTAAAGCGATGAGATACAGGCGTCCGTGCATGGGTTTGAAGTCTCGAAAAAATCAAATTTGGCGGAGTATACCTGGCTCATCCGCGCCACGTTTTCGAATGCGCCAAATCGTGGCGCGGATTAGAGTTACCTGCTCAGTCAACCTACTTATCCATTCATACGTGCCGCCAGTAAGGCTCGCTCCTTGCTTAGAGGTTTGAGCACCGCGGGTTGCTCTCCGATTTTCATGAACAGGAAATAATGGTCCTGATCATCGTGTAGGATACGGTAGACGTCAGCTGTTCTGTCAGCGCTAGGCGAAGTCAGCTTGTCCACAATCAATGTGTAAGCGCTAACTCCCAGCTTGTCCAAAGCTGTCTGCAGCTCTGCTTCAATCCCTGATCGCCATTTCTTCATGTTGTGTCGATATGCTAGGACTGCAAGCACGATTGCCATTATTGGCATTACGCCGGCCGCGAAGACCGTAAATAACGTATCCATGATCTCTCTTTGTTAAATAAGAAAACTGTTCATGAATACCCGCAAGCTTGAAAGGCGGCAAGAGAGGGTCACGATATGATTCGACCAATGCCGCCACTATCGCTGCTTGAATTGTCCGACTTTGGTCTTCGCATTACCCCAGCTCCCGAGGTATGGGAATGGCTCCAAGCCGAGATCCTTGCCGACACCGGCATCATTCACAACGAAGACCATGCTCACCTACTGGATGCAGACATCCGGATCATGTGGGCGTCGTCGAGCTTCGAGAAGCAGGGCCGCACTGTCCTGGGCCAAGCCGAGCAGGTAGCGTTCCGCGCCGGCGGTTGGCAGAAAGCCCGGATGGAGCAGCAGATGCGTGACTGGTTCGGCGATGTGCCGGCTTTCATCATCACGCTGGCCGCTGACTACTGCGCCCAGTGCAGCGACCTTGAGTTCTGCGCCTTGATCGAACACGAGCTGTATCACCTGGCTCACGCGACCGACAAGTACGGTCAACCAGCATTCACCCAAGACGGTGCACCGAAGATCAAGCTGCAGGGCCACGACGTCGAAGAGTTCGTCGGTGTGGTTCGCCGCTATGGTGCGAGCCCTGACGTTCAAGCGTTGGTGGATGCTGCGAACAGACCTGCTGAGGTGGGGAAATTGAACATTGCGAGGGCCTGCGGAACCTGTCTGCTCAAGTCGGCCTGATTCCATGACAGGTATTGACGGATGACAACCATATGGCAGTACTACGAAGCGAGGTCAAAGCCTTCATCGTTCAGGCTCTGGCCTGCTTCGATACGCCGTCCCAGGTGGTAGCAGCGGTCAAGACAGAATTCGGGATTGAGATCACCCGACAGCAATGCGAAACGCACGACCCGACAAAGTTTGCCGGGCAGAAGCTCGGCAAGACCTGGGTGGACCTGTTCCACGATACCCGGAAGCGTTTCCGCGAAGAGACAGCTGACATCCCGATCGCCAACCGTGCCTTCCGTCTCCGTGCCATGAACCGTTTCGTGGAGAAGGCCGAGACGATGAAGAACATCGGCCTGGCGATGCAGATCCTCGAGCAGGCCGCGAAAGAAACCGGCGACATCTACGTCAACCGGGCGAGGAAGGAAGAGGTCGGCGACCAGCCAGTGATCCCGACCCGCATCCAGGTCGATGTGGTGGATGCGAGGAAGCCTAATGCCGAGCCTTAACGTTCCGCAGGCTCAGTTCCTCACGCTGCCCCACAAATTTCGTGCGTTCGTTGCCGGGTTCGGCTCAGGCAAGACCTGGGTGGGATGTTCGGCACTGAGCAAGCATTTCATGGAGTGGCCGGGCGTCAACGCTGGATACTTCGCACCGACATACCCGCAGATCCGGGACATCTTCTATCCGACCATGGATGAGGTGGCCTACGACTGGGGGCTGAAGACGAAGATCAACCAGGCGAACCACGAGGTTCATATCTACAGCGGCCGCCAGTCCCGCGGCACTGTGATCTGCCGATCGATGGAGAAGCCGCAGACCATCGTCGGCTTCAAGATTGGCCATGCTCTAGTGGATGAGCTGGACGTGTTGACCGCTGTCAAGGCGCAGCAAGCTTGGCGCAAGATCATTGCCCGCATGCGCTACAACTTGCCCGGGCTGAAGAACGGGGTGGACGTCACCACGACGCCGGAAGGCTTCAAGTTCGTCTTCCTACAGTTCGTGAAACAGCTGCGTGACAAGCCTTCACTGAAAGAGATGTACGGCCTGGTGCAGGCCAGCACGTTCGACAATGAGCTGAACTTGCCGGATGACTACATCGCATCACTGATGGAGTCGTACCCGCCTCAGTTGATCATGGCGTACCTCAAAGGCCAGTTCGTCAACCTGACGTCTGGCACGATCTACACGGCCTATGACCGCAAGCTCAACGGATGTTTCGACACTGTGCAGCCTGGCGAGCCCCTATTTATCGGGATGGACTTCAACGTCGGCAAGATGGCGGCGATCACCCACGTCAAGCGCGACCAGGGGTTGCCCAGGGCCGTGGATGAGCTGATCGATGGTTACGACACGCCTGACATGATCCGCCGGATCAAAGAGCGCTACTGGCAGCACGACGGCAATGACTTCAAGAAAACGTGCGAAATCAGGATCTACCCGGATGCCTCGGGTGATTCGCGCAAATCCGTGAACGCCAGTATCACCGACCTGGCCATGCTCAAGCAGGCCGGGTTCGCGGTCATAGCTCCAGCGGCAAACCCGCCGGTGAAGGACCGAATCAACGCAATGAACGCCGTCTTCTGCAATGCGCAGGGCGAGCGCCGCTACCTGGTCAACTCGTTTACCTGCCCAACCTATGCCGATGGCCTGGAGCAGCAGGTGTGGGGCGCGAACGGGGAGCCAGACAAAACCGCCGGCATTGATCACGCGAACGACGCGGGCGGCTACTTCATCCACCGCGAGTACCCGATCATCAAACCGGTCACCGCTATCAAAATGGGATACGCCCGATGAGCAACGACGTCTCCTTCAAGCGGGCGGAATACACGGCAGTGCTGGACCGCTGGGCAACCGTTCGCGACGTCTGCGCGGGCCAGCACAGGGTTGTCGATCGGCTGCCCTACATCAACGCACACGACAAGTCGCTGGAGAACGAAGACCGGAATCGGGCTTACCGTGAGCGCGCAGTGTTCAAGAATGCCACAGGCCACACCCGAAACGGTTTGCTTGGCTTGGCCTTCCATAAAGACCCGACCCTGACGGTGCCGACGAAGCTGGAATACCTGCAAGACAACGCCAACGGCTCTGGTGTGAGCATTTATCAGCACTCCCAGGGCACGCTGGAGAAGGTACTCGAGGCTGGCCGGCATGGTTTGTATGTCGACTATCACCAAGACGACGGCATCGGCGGGCATGCGGTGATCCTCACCTACTGCGCCGAGGAAATCATCAACTGGCGCACTGGTATGGTGAACGGTCACAGTGTGCTGACGCTGGTAGTACTGAAGGAGTCGCCGGAAATTCCCGTTGGCTTTGGCTTCAAAACAGTTGAGCAGTACCGGGAGCTGGCCTTGGAGGAAGACGGCTTCGTTTGTCGAGTATGGCGCCGGTCAGGGCCAGAGACTGGCGGGCCACTGGCGGTTACTGAGGAATTCCGGCCTACGGGTGCCGGTGGCCGGCTGAAGGAGATCCCGTTCACCTTCGTCGGTGCGCAGAACAACGATCCGAGCATCGATGAGTCACCGCTCTACGACATCGCCATGATCAACCTGGGCCACTACCGGAACAGCGCTGATTACGAAGACAGCGTGTTCTGGTGCGGCCAGGCCCAGCCGTGGATCAGTGGGCTCGACGAGTCCTGGCGCGACTGGATGGAGAAAAACGGTATTTACGTTGGCTCCAGGGCCCCGATGATGCTGCCCGTTGGTGGCGCCTTTGGTTATGCGCAGCCCACGCCTAACACGCTGGTAAAGGAGGCCATGGCCGACAAAAACCAGATGATGATCGAGCTGGGCGCGCGGATGGTTGTGGCGTCACTAGCCACCAAGACCGCTACCGAGTCCCGTGGCGATCAGTCGGCATCGACATCGGTCCTGGCTGGCTGCGTTGCCAACGTCAGCGAGGCCTACACCCGTGCGCTCATGTGGTGCTGCATTTACATGGGCATTGCCGACAACAAAGTCGGTTACAAGGTCAATCAGGAGTTCGTCGAACTCTCGGCTGATCCGCAGATGATCACAGCCTTGGTTGGCTTGTGGCAGAACGGCGGATTCGCCAAGGCTGACTTGCGGGCGTACCTGCGCAAGCTTGGGCTGATCGCGCCAGAGCGCACTGACAAGCAGATCGACGGTGAGCTGGAAGAGCAGGGCGATGGCCTTGGGCTGGACGACGAGGACAAAGTAGATGGCAGCGAACCAGGCAGTACTTGACGCGACCATCCGGCACGCCGTCTTCCTCGAAAAACTCAAGGCAGGGGAGGTGGACAAGTTCGCTCCCTTCCTCAAGGAGATTGACCGCTCAATCCGTGACAGGCTCACCCAGTCGGACATGACTGAGTACAACGTCAAGCGCCTCGAAGCACTACTGAAGGAAGTGGATAGCCTGCTGTTGGGCATCTTCGACCGTTACAGCGCGCAACTGAACCTCGACCTGGTGGATATCGCCAACTACGAGGCTGAGTTCGAGGCGACCAGCCTTGCCAGGTCGGCACCGGTTGGCGTTTCGCTGGATGTCGTCGCGCCGACGGCTGCCGCGATCCGCACAGCCGTGCTAACGAATCCTCTCAGCGTGCGCGGTACCGGCGGCGGGAAGCTGCTGAAGGCTTTCATCAAGGGTTGGACTAGCGCCGAGCGTGAGCGTGTCACCGGCACTATCCGGCAGGGCTTTTTCGAAGGCCAGACGAACTTCCAGATCATCCGAAACATCCGCGGCACGAAGGCTGCCGGGTACAAAGACGGCATCCTGGCCATCACCAACCGCAATGCCAGCACTATCGTGCACACCGCCATTCAACATGTATCGTCCCAGGCGCGGATGGCGGTGGCAAAGGCCAACACAGATATCGTCGAAGAGATCCAGATGGTGGCCACGCTGGACAGCAAGACCAGCCAGCAATGCCGCTCGATGGACAAGCGCAAGTTTCCGGTGGAGTCCGGCCCGAGGCCGCCGTTCCACCCGAATTGCCGTACCACCTTCATCCTACTGACGAAGCTCAGCGCAATGTTCGCCAAAGGCGCTACGCGGGCTTCCGTTGGTGCCAATGGAGGGCAGCAGGTCAATGCCGATCTGGATTACTACCACTGGCTCCAGCAGCAGCCGGCATCGTTCCAGGATGTGGCTATAGGGCCTGTACGGGGCAAGCTGTTCCGGGAGGGCGGGTTGACCGTCGAGCGCTTCGCCGAGCTGCAGCTTGACCGCAACTTTGCGCCGCTGACATTGAAACAGATGAAAAGCCTGGAGCCTCTCGCCTTCGAGCGCGCCGGGATTTAGCCGAACACACTTACTCAGCCGCCTCCGGGCGGTTTTTTATTGCCTGCAAAGCGGGCGAAACATACCCAAGGGGTGCATCAACGTGGCAGAAGAAAACGAAATCGACCTGGAAAACCCGGCAATCAAGGCCGCTATCGCGACTGCCGTTGAAGCATCTGTGTCTGGTCTCAAAACCAAGAACTCGGAGCTTCTGGGTAAGCTGAAGGAAACCTCCGGCAAGCTGACCCAGTTCGAAACCCAGTTTGAAGGTATCGACATCGACGCTGTGAAAGGTCTGCTCAGTCGTGCGGGCCAGGACGAGGAAACCAAGCTGCTGACGGAGGGCAAGGTGGACGAGGTGTTCAATCGCCGCACCGAGCGCCTACGCAGTGACTACGACAAGCAGATGAAGGCCATCACCGGCCGCGCCGAGAAGGCCGAGGCCTTCGCCGCCAAGTTCCAGGGCAAGGTCCTGGGTGACTCGGTGCGTGGCGCCGCCCTGAAGGCTGGTGCACTCCCCGAAGCAACCGACGACATCATCCTGCGCGCCAAGGGCGTGTTTACGCTGAACGAAGAGGGTGAAGCGGTCGCCGTTGACGAGAATGGCCAGCCCATCCTCGGCAAAGACGGCAAGTCCCCTCTGACCCCGCTCGAATGGGCGGAATCTTTGCGCGAAAGCGCTCCTCACCTGTGGCCTAGGGCTTCAGGGACACAAGCCCCGGGCGGGGGTGGCGGCCAGGCTGCATTCAAGCGCTCCGAAATGACTGCTGAGCAAAAGCGCGACTACCAGCGCAAGCACGGCCAAACCGCATTCCTCGCATTGCCCAAGTAAGGGGACAAACCCATGGCTACAACCGTAAACAGCGACCTGATCATCTACAACGATGAGGCGCAAACTGCATATCTGGAGCGTATTCAGGACAATCTGGACGTGTTCAATGCGTCGTCCAACGGCGCAATCGTTCTCGACAACGAACTGATCCAAGGTGACTTCCGCAAGCGTGCTTTCTACAAGCTCGGCGGTGGCCTGGAACACCGTGACGTGAACTCCGAAGCCAAAGTCAACGCCAAGAAAATCGGTGCAGGCGAGGCTGTAGGTGTGAAGGCCCCGTGGAAGTACGGCCCATACCAGACCACTGAAGAGGCATTTAAGCGCCGCGGTCGCCCGGTGGAAGAGTTCTCCCAGATCATCGGCGCCGACGTGGCCGACGCCACCATCGAAGGCTTCATCGAATACGCCACCGGCGCGTTGAAGGCTGCCATAGGCTCCAACGCTGGCATGGTGGTAACTGCCAACATCGAAACCGACGGCAAGAAGACCCTGACCCGCGGTATGCGCAAGTTCGGCGACAAGTTCGGTCGCATTGCGCTGTGGGTCATGCACTCGTCTGCCTACTTCGACATCGTTGACGAAGCGATTGCGAACAAGGTCTACGAAGAGGCTGGCGTCGTGATCTACGGCGGCCTGCCCGGCACCCTGGGCAAGCCGGTACTGGTGACCGACAAGGCGCCGGTCGACGCGATCTTCGGCTTGCTGCCAAACGCCGTGGTGATCACCGAATCCCAGGCGCCAGGCTTCCGTTCGTACGAGGTGAACGACGAAGAGAACCTGGCTATCGGCTACCGCGCCGAGGGCACCGTCAACATCGACGTCCTGGGCTACAGCTGGAAAGAGTCTACCGGTGGCTCCAACCCAACCTTGGCCGCTGTTGGTTCGGCCGCCAACTGGGTCAAGCACTCGGACAGCAACAAGGTCACCGCCGGCGTGATGATCACCCTCACCACCACCCCACCAGTCGGCGGTTAACACCGACCTCAAGGCGCGGCCAGCAATGGCCGCCATGGAGATAATCATGGAACTCGTTTATAGCAACCAATTGGGTGACTTCGACCCGAACAAGCGCTACCGCAATCCCGATCTGTTCCGCGCAGTGGAGCGTGGCGTGACAAAGGTCGTTATTGTGGGCGATTACCCTGAGATCAAATCCGCGTATGACGCTGCCGAGATTGAGGTCGAGGTGCAGATCCGCAAAACTCCGGTTACGTCCGCCGCCGGTAAGGAAAAAACCGCGAAGGACAAAGTGGCCTCCGGTAAGGAAAAAACCGGTAAAACCGTGCTGACCGGTGGCACTAACGGGACGCTCAAGGATGGCACGAAGGATGAGCCGGTCTACATTCCGAAGCTGGAATCGAACGACCAGTGGATCATCATCACCCGCGACGGTGTACGATTCGGCGAGTTCGTCGGCACTGCCGATGAAGCAAAAGCCGAGGCTGATCGCCTGAACGAATCCAAGGAGTAATCGATGCTCATCATCGAGGACGGCACCGGCAAGCCTGACGCCGAAAGCTACGCGAGCGCCGAGGACCTGGCTCTGTATGCCGTGAAATTCGGCACGGTCATCCCTGCGGGCGCTCCCGCGCAAGAGGCGTTGCTTCGCCGGGCCGCCTTGGTGATGGATGGCATGACCTGGAAGGGTCGCAAGTCGAATAGCGAGCAGGCTCTGTCATGGCCGCGCCGGGAAGTGCTGCTGGATCGCGAGATCAAGCCGGACAACTATCTGCCGGCGCGCATTCAGTACGGGCAGATGGCCCTGGCCGCCGAGATACATCAGGACGACATCGACCCAATCGACAAGCGCAAGGGTGCTGTGACACTTGAGCGCGTTGAGGGCGCGGTCACTCGCGAGTACGCGACGATCTCCAACACCAGTGGTCGGCTGTTGCCGGCGGCGCCGGACCGGCCAAGTGCTACGCAGTTTGCCGACTACCTACAAAAGCGCGGGCTGTTCGCAATCCGCGCATAGCTTCAACGGAGACCGCCATGGCCACCTTTTACGACGAAATGGCCGTGATGGCTTTGGAGATGATCACAGAGTTCGGCCAGCCCGTGACCATCAGCAAGACGGTGCCGGGCGAGTACGACCCTGAGACGGGCGGCGAAGCGCCGGGCGCAACCGTCGAACAAACAGCCCAAGGCATCCTGCTCGACTTCACCGGCCAAGAATTCCAAAACAGTAGCCTCATCCGACAGGGCGACAAGAAGCTCAAGATCGCGGCGCAGGGCTTGGCCTGGGTGCCGGGTCTGCTCGACAAAGTAGTGGCCCAGGGCCGCACCTGGTCAATCGTTCCGCCACTGAAAGAGATTAATCCAGCGGGTACGCCGATCCTTTATGAGCTGCAGGTGCGCTCGTGAGCCGGGCGGGTGCCGGTCAATCCGGCAGCTTTGCACTAAGCCTTGCCGAGTTTGCCGCTCAGAGCAGTGATGCAATCGACGCAAGCGTGCGCGAGATCATCATTGAGGTTGGTAGCAGCCTGATTCGCATGTCTCCCGTGGGCAACCCAGAGATATGGGCGCAGAACTCCGTAGCGGCCGAGTACAACAAGGCCGTCGACGAGCACAACAGCGCGCTGCGGAGAGATCCGAGCAATCTCACCAAGGGCGGCAGGCTGAAGAAAGGTCGCAAGCTCAACGACGGTATGGGCATCAAGGCGCCTGAAGGCTATGTCGGCGGCCGGTTCCGTGCAAACTGGCATATCTCGCTGGGCGTAGTCGAGAGTGTCACCTTCGATGAGGTGGACCCGAGCGGCGCCGAAACCACTGCCGCACTGGTGGCCGCAATGAGCGACTTCACCGCCGGCCAGATGGCCTACATCATCAACAACTTGCCTTATGCAATCCCGCTAGAGTTCGGCCATTCCACCCAGGCCCCCGGCGGCATGGTTCGGGTAACCGTGGCTCGCTTCCAGCAGATAGTGCTGGAGGCCATCAGGAACAACCAGGTATGAGTCACGCAATCATCGCCTCGATCTACGAGGCCAAGCTGATCGCCTGGAACGCTGGCAGGGCCGAGAAGCTCAAGATCGTTTTCGAGAACACGGCCTACACGCCGGGGGAGGGGGAGACATATCTTCGAGCTTTCACTATCCCGGGCGACACCGCGAGCAACACGCTCGGCGGTGATCACCGGCTGTATACCGGAGTGTTTCAGGTCAGCATCATCGCGCCGGCGGGTACCGGGAAGGCCAAGACCAACCCAATTGCCGCCGAACTCATCGCGCTATTCCCGCTGTATGTGCGCGACGTGAAGAACGGTTTCGTGGTGACGCCTATGACGCCTGTAGATGTTGGTCCAGGCATTACTGGCGACTCAACCTATACCGTGCCGCTCTCGTTTACCTACCGGTCCGACACCACGCCATAACCCGCCCGTTGGGCAAATCCTGAACCCGCCATTGAGCGGGTTTTGTCATTTATGCAAAGAGGAAAACCCATGTCTGTTTATTTCCCCAACGGGGCAACGCTTTCGATCTCCAGCGGGTTCGCCGCCGCCAAGCTGATTTCCGCAATCAGCAACGCAAACCCGGGTGTCGCTACCAGCGCGGCGAACGGTTTTGCCAATGGCGATATTCTGCTGATCACCTCCGGCTGGGAGGACATCAACGAGCGCGCCGTGCGTGTATCCAACGCCGCCGCCGCCGCATTTACCCTGGAGGGCATCGACACATCCAATGTTGCTTTCTTCCCGGACGGCATCAGCGGCGGCACTGCCAAGAAAGTTACCGGCTGGGTAGCCGTCAACCAGGTGATCGGCAACTCCATGTCCGGCGGCGAGCAGCAGTACTGGACTTATGCGCCGCTCGAGGCTCGTCGGGACAAGCAGATCCCAACGACCAAAAACGCACAGGCTTTCGCCTTCCAATTGGCTGACGATGACAGCCTGGCTTGGTACGAAGAGCTCGATAAGGCTGACCGCGAGAAGGAAGTCCGCATCCTGCGTATGTCGCTGCCCAACGGCAAAACGATCTACTACGCTGGCTACGCATCGTTCAACAAGACGCCGACGCTGGTGCGTAACGAAGGCGCTGCTGTCTCCTTCGGGTTCACCATCAACGCGGAAATCACTGCGTATCGCGCGCCAGTTGCTGCTGGCGGCGGAGCTTAATCATGGCGAAATTCAAGATTGCCCAGGCGCCGACGTTTCTGGGCGCGGTGATGATCCCCGTCGTTGGCCAGGAGCCAGTGAAGGTTGAATTCACGTTCAAGTATCGAAACCGTATCGAATTGGCAGCCCTGTTCGATGAGTGGAATCAGCGGCGCAAGGACGGCCAAGAGCGCTTTGGTGAAAAGCCAACGGTGTCGGAAATTATTGCCGTGGATACCGAAAACCAGATGCAGCAGATCAAGGATCTGGTCGTAGGCTGGGAGTTCGACGACAAGTTCGATGACGAGAGCATCAAGGCCTTGGTGACTTCGTGTCATGGGGCGACCGAGGCCGTCGTGGATGCGTACCAGGCAGCTTTCGCCAAGGCTCGCACGGGAAACTGATCCGCGCCGCCCGCGCCCTGTATGAGTCCCCGCCGGATGCCGAGCAGATCGCGGCTTTCGGCTGGGACGCAGAGGACATGGAAGAAGAGTTCGAGGTTTGGCCGTGCCTTTGGTCTGCCTTCCTCCTATTCAACCGGATGTCCACCCAGTGGCGAGCAGGCGCTGGCGGCGCGATTGGCCTCGACTACAGCAGCATCCGCGACGTGGCCGGTTTTCTCGGCATCAAGAAAAAGAAACTCGCTGACATCTTCCCTGACCTTCAGGTCCTGGAAGGCGAAGCCCTGCGCGTTATGGCGGAGGAAAGGGAAAACAGCCCGTAACCAC